TGAATTTGCTATTGGATTATTAATTATGTTCTCTGGAAAAATAGAAGAAGCCACGGACTTGATCTTGTAAAGGGTTATTACTGAAACTATAACCCAAAAAAGCTGAAATAGGCTATAAAGAGGGGGTATAACATAAAAAAACTGTTATTTTTAATGTATGACAGCTACAAAACAGCAAGAGATAAGTTTGAAGTATGCCCAGGGGGAGGTGTTTAATAGTGATAAAAGATTTCGGGTGTTGGTTGCAGGAAGAAGGTTTGGGAAATCATATTTATCCTGTATTGAGTTGCTCAGAGGAGCCATCAATCGACCTAATGAAGTTTATTTCTATTGTGCTCCTACTTATAGGATGGCGAAGGATATTGCGTGGAAGGAATTGAAGAGATTAACACCGAATATTTGGATTAAGAGTAAAAATGAGACAGATTTAAGGTTGGAGTTGATAAATGGATCGACTATTGAGTTAAAGGGAACTGAAAATGCGATGGCATTGAGGGGAAGAAGTTTAGCTGGTGTTGTATTGGATGAAGCTGCATTTATGGATCGAGAGGTATGGGCAGAGGTAATCAGACCTGCATTGGCAGATAAACAGGGATGGGCTTTGTTTATTAGTACTCCTGATGGTACTGCTAGTTGGTTTTATGATATGTGGTGTTATTGTGGCGAGGAAGAGTGGGATGATTGGCAAAGATGGAGCTTTACGACTATCGAAGGAGGTAACGTAAAGAAAGAGGAGGTAGAGGCTGCTAGAGGTCAATTAGATGCAAGAACATTTAGACAGGAATTTGAGGCTAGTTTTGAGAACTTAACTGGTCTTGTCGCTGTCAGTTTTGGAGATGACAATATTGATAAAAAGGTAGCTGATCTACATATGCTTCCCTTGTTAATTGGTTTGGACTTTAACGTTGACCCTATGGCAGGAGTTTGTGCGGTAAAGCATGACAATAACCTCTATGTGTTTGATGAAATCATGCTAACAGGTGGTGCTACCACTTGGGATTTTGCTGAAGAGGTTACAAGGCGGTATGGAGTTGATCGTAGGATTATTGCCTGTCCTGACCCTACTGGTAGTGCAAGAAAAACAAGTGGAGTTGGAGTTACAGATCATACGATACTCAGAAGATCTGGTTTTACAGTTATGAGTCCAAAATCTCCCTGGAAAATTAGAGATAAGATCACTTCTGTTAATACTGCTCTGCTTGATGCAAATGGAGATCGAAGAACTTTTATTCATCCTCGTTGTAAAGAATTGATAAAAGCACTAAGAACTCTTACATATGCACCTAATACTGGTTTACCAAATAAAAACTTAGGGGTTGACCATGCTTTTGATGCTTTTGGTTATCTTTGTCTGCAACAATTCAATCTTGCAAAACCAGAGACACTAGGGCAAACTTCGTTTAGAATATATTAAGATACCTAATTCTTACTATGCCTTACCATACTGGAATGAAGAAAAAGAAAAAGAAGAAGAAGGGAGGTAAAAAGCGTAGTGAATGTTCCTGTAAATAAAGCTCTTTACGCTAGAGTAAAAGCCGAAGCCAAGCGTAAGTTTAAGGTATATCCTAGTGCTTATGCTAATGCGTGGCTTGTACGAGAGTATAAGAAACGTGGCGGTACTTACCGAGTGGAGAAGAAGCGTGGCAAAAAGTAGCCCAAATCCTAGAGCAAAGGGTGGTTTGACCCGTTGGTTTGCTGAAAATTGGGTAGATGTTAAAACAGGTAAGCCTTGTGGTCGTTCAAAAGGCGAAAAACGAGGCTATCCTGCTTGCAGACCAAGTAAACGTGTCTCAAGTAAGACTCCTAAAACAGTAGGAGAGATGACAGCTAGTGAAAAAGCACGTTTTAAACGTGAAAAAACTAGCAGTAAGAAGATAACATATCAACATAGACGTAAAAAAACTACCAAAAGGACTAAAAAATGATTGAAATTACTGATGAGATGCTTGATG